AAATACCGCCGCAGTCTCTGGACTCGAAGCACGAATTCGTGAAAGCAATGCGTTGTTATCTTGTATGCTCTTAATGAATGCGGGTGTATTTTTGCGAATAGTTCTTTGAATAAAACAAGCGAACATAAAAAGCCATCGCTCATTGTTTTTGAACCATTGTGCCTGTTGTCTATGCCAATTGCTCTCAGGCTGGCTAAGGTGCCACTCCCGTTGAGACCTAAACCACCTATACAGACTTTCCTTTTCTTCAATAGATAAGTGCTTGTATTTGTCTTTTTGCTTCATAATTCTTTCCTAAGTAGCACCCTAGTTAGAACGATTACGTATGGCATACGCACAAATATCTCCACCATTCCTATCGCTATGTGTTTCCGTTTCCTCGCAGGTTTTCGCGCATGCCTCCCGTTCTTCTTCAAGTAAAGATAAAATTGATGAAATTAGTTCGGATTTTGCTTTCTCTACTTCTTCGTCGGTTGTTGAGTTTATTTGTTGTGCGTAAAGTATCTCTGCCCAATTGTGGGCAGAATCAACAACATCATCTATGGTCATATAGTTTCCTTGTTGATCTGTTTGGTGATAACGTCCATCTCAAACCCCATTGCCAATACCTCGCCAAGTGTCAGCGACTTTTCGCGGAGTGGCGACCCTTTTTGCCGTGGCCGCGAAAACTCAATCCACGCCTTGCACTCTTTACAGGATGAGTAGAAATTTTGCAGCGCATCTGGCTCAATCGTTTCCATGATGCAAATAAAGTCCGTCGATTGAAATCCTGTTACTGGCGATCCGCAATTCGGACAATCTATTTCAAAATGAACCCAATCAAACATTCCCATCTTGTTTCGCTCCTCACTAACTATAGTGTTTTATAGTACGATATTGCAAGTTTAATCTTCTCAATTATGCCGATTCTCTTTACCTTATTAGCCGCCAAGAAACATCGCATAACCGCATCCTGTCTAGCATAGCTTATCCACATAACTATTTCCTCGTTTTGTAGAACCATAAAACAGATGATTTGACGTAATCTTAGCAAGCCAATTTAATCCGTCAAGTGAAATCTGCAATTTATTTGATCTAGATCAAGAAAACTTCACTTTCAGATTTACAGACGGGCAAACTCGCCTAGAATTCGATCATCAACTAAGGAGGCAACACGACATGATGGGATGGCTAACGCACCATGAGATTGAATTCATCAACCGTTTGAATATCGTTAAGCTCGCAGGGTATATGGGCGCAATTCCCAAGCGTGAAAAGTGGGGCGGAATCAACAAAGACGAAGTGATAGCGCATTGTCGTAAGAGACTTGCACAGCTAATGGCTTTGAGATAGACTTAAATTGTGGGGACAAGGAGTAGCTCTCCCTGTCCTGCCGCGTTCAGGACTTACCCACACCCTTCTATTGCTACGCGGAGTACCAAATGAAAATCTTCATTCTTGAAGCGCGAATTCGCCTTCACAGCTTTATATACCTCATCGCATACAGGATTTACCGGCGCAACTATGCGCAATGGTACGACCTTCTTCTATATAGGAAACCTGAACGAGTCCGTAAAATGGAAGAAAGCAGGGGGATTCTGTAATGGCGAGGATTCGCACAATTAAGCCTGACTTCTGGACTGATGAAAAACTTGCTGAGTGTTCTCTAGCTGCGCGTCTTTTGTTTATTGGAATGCTCAACTTTGCCGATGACAACGGAAACTTAACCCGTTCCGCAAAGAAACTAAAGATGCAAGTGTTCCCTGCTGATAACATCGACTGCGAACCGATACTGCAAGAGTTAATTTTTCAAGGAATCGTATTTGAATACGCGGTAGGAAATGATAATTACCTGAGCATTAAGGGATTTTTAAAGCATCAAGTAATAAACAAACCATCTTCTTCCAGTATTCCTAAACCACTAGATAACAACCAATACGACACCACTACCGGAATACTACCAGAGTCATACAGCACGGAACGGAAGGGAATGGAAAGGAAAGGAAAGGAAGAATACAATGAGGCTAACGCCTCTGTCGGCAGCAATCAAAAACCACAATGTCCTGCTGATGAACTCGTAAGGCTGTATCACGAGCTAATGCCTTTAAATCCTGCTGTCAAGGGTTTGAATGATGCAAGACGAAAGACGATCCGCGCACGATGGAAAGAAGCAGGATTGCTGACATGTAGGCCGTTCGGGTACAGCAACCGTGAAGACGGGTTGAAGGCTTGGCACTCATTCTTCGAAGTATGCGCAGAATCTGAATTCTTGACAGGTAGAGTTGCACCTCAACCGGGTAAGCCACCATTCCTTGCTGACATTGATTTTCTGATGTCGCCATCAGGGTTCGCCAAGTGCCTTGAGAACAAGTATCACAGGGAGTCCGCATGAACGCGCCCATGACCCTAATCCTACCGCCTCAATCCGTAGAGTCCGAGCAAGCAGTTATCGGCGGCTTGATCCTTGACGCACGCGCTTGGGAGCGTGTAGCTGACGTGGTGGCAGAGGCAGATTTCTACCGTGATGATCACCGCCGCATTTTCCGAAACATTAAAGCTCTTGCCGATGCGAACAAACCGATCGATCTTTTGACCGTCGAGCAGAGTATTCGAGAAAACAACGAAATAGACCAGACCGGGGGGCTTGCCTACCTTGCTGAGATAGCCAACGCCGTGCCAAGCGCGGTAAATATCCGAAGGTATGCAGAAACTGTTTCGGACAAGGCAAGACTGCGTGGATTGCTGGCTGTATCGGACGACATCCAAGGGATTGTATTTCGCGCTGGAAGCGACACGGCGAGTGACCGGATAGACGAAGCTGCTGGCCTATTGATGAACTTGGCCGAGAATTCAGAAAGGGCAGAAGAGCCTAAGTCGGTGGGTTCTATTCTGGGTAGCGTGATCGAATCAATCGAGGAACGCTTTGCGCGTGGCGGCTCTATCTCTGGCTTGCCAACAGGGTTTAAGGATATTGACTCAAAACTAGATGGATTAAAAGGGGGTGATTTAATCATCATCGCAGGTCGCCCAAGCATGGGGAAAACAACAATTGCCATGAACATCGCAGAGAAGGTGGCGACAGCCGGAAACCCTGCATTGGTGTTTAGTCTGGAAATGGGCGAAAAGCAGCTTGTCACCCGTTGCCTGTCAAGTATTGGCGGGATTAACTCAAAGGCACTTGCCAGCGGGAACATGAACGAGGATGAATGGGATCGAGTGTCCGGTGCACTTGCGAAGCTCCACACAGCGCCACTCATCATCGACCAATCAGCCAGCCTATCAGCTAGCCAGATGCAGGCAAGGGCAAGAAGGCAGAAGCGAAAAACCGGACTATCCCTGATAGTTATAGACTATTTGCAGTTGATGCGCGGCCAAGGGAACAACCGAAACGAAGAGCTAGGCGAAATCACCCGAAGTCTAAAACTGATGGCTAGGAATCTTGATGTCCCAGTGATTTGCCTATCGCAGCTTTCCCGAAAGTGCGAAGAACGGGGAGACAAGCGTCCGATCCTTTCCGACCTGAGAGAGTCAGGGAGCATCGAGCAGGATGCTGATGTAGTTTTGATGATGTACAGAGATGACTACTACAACCCAGAAAGCCCGTATGTAGGACTAGCCGAGGCGATAGTACGCAAGAACCGTATGGGCGATTGTGGCGCTATTCAGATGGCTTTCCAAGGACAATACAGCAGGTTCAAAGACGCAGACTATGGCGCGATTGCTGAAGCCAACAAACTTGCAGCAGAGCGTAAGCCAATATCAAGGTCGAGAGGGTTTAGAGAGTAATGTTTTATTGATATAGATCAAACAAACCAAGACGCAAATGAAACATCATTCATTGACCAACTCAAAACTACATTGAAACCATGAACTGGCAGCGCATCAACGACGATCTAATGCGATCCGGTGACTTCACCATAAAACGCAACTGGCTAGTTACCCACTACTTATATACATTGCGGCACAACGGGAAATTGATAGGCCAGTATGACACGGCAGACGAGGCTAAGCGGATGGCTGAGATAGTGGATGGGGAATGAGCAAAAAACAATACTATAGGCTAGTCCATGCCCAAGCACGAAGTTTGGCAGAGCAAGCTGTGCGTACCGCGCCAGAAGGCCATATTGTCACTATAGCAGAGCCTAGCCGCACGCTAGATCAGAATGCAGCCCAATGGCCGATTTTGCAGGCTTTCTCTGAACAACTTGAATGGCCGGTTAATGGTCAGATGGTAAAGCTAACCGATGTAGAATGGAAAGACATCCTCACGGCAGCTTTTAGGCAGGAACAGCCACGGATAGCCCAAGGGCTTAACGGTGGGATGGTTCTTCTAGGACAGAGAACAAGCAAATTCGGCAAAAAGGAGTTTAGCGACTGGCTAGAGTTTCTTCATGCTACGGCTATTGAACGAGATGTTATTGTTTATCCAGAGGTGAAGTAATGAAGGATTATAGAGTAACCGTTAAGGTTCGGAATAACCGTATTTTGAATGCAATAGAATCTACAGGGGGAAAACCCGGACAGGTATGGTGCACAGAAAACGGTCTGGATTATAAGATGGTCAATAACTTAATCAACATGACCATTTCTCCGCTGCTTAAAAATGGCGAGATGACCGACGAATCACTAAATCTGTGCATTGTCGTTAGTAAGTCGCCGGATGAATTGTGGAGCGAAGAGCAGCTTTATCCACTAGAAACGAACTGTGGCGAAATGGAAATGGATCATAAACAGGTTAGGGCTATGCTGAATGAGCAATCTTACCTCCCAGATTTCGCGGATTTAGAAAGCCGCCAAGCCGAGAAGTTGATTGGTTCCGCGCTAGACACGCTATCTAACCGTGAGCAGAACGTTATACGGCTTCGACATTGGAGTGATTTGACACTTAACGCGATAGCAGACGCGGAAGGCGTTTCTGTTGAGAGAATCAGGCAGATAGAGAAAAAAGCCCTCAGAAAGCTCAGAGACCCAAAGCGGGTAGAGATTTATGCGGATTGCCTTGATGATAAAGATAAAGAGCGTTTTGATCGTCGGCGTAAGATATGTGCATGAGCAAATTCACCACATGGATATACGGAAAGCTATGCGAACAATGCAGATGCCGCAAGGATGCCAAGGGAGGTAAGTACGTTCCTATCAGCAAATATCGTCAAAGATGGATGTGTGCTGCCTGCGTTAAAGCATCTCAGCAGGAGGTTTCGTGTTTTCTGTAGGCGATGAGGTCATTGTTGATATGCCTCACGGTCTTCTTCCGGGTAAGGTCGTGCAGGTCATGCCACATTTCTTATGGTTTGAGGAAACTCACTATGAGGTACATGGAAATAAAAAAGGAAAGGAATTCGTCACAACATGCAGCGCCAGATTAATTTCTAAGGCAGCGTAATGAACCGCAAGCTTCGCCCTCGTAAGTGCGAATGCGGCTGTGGTGTGAAATTCACCCCGCCAAAGCCATTTATTACATGGGCGACGGTGGAGTGTGCGGTGAAGGTTGCCGCCAAACGCCTTGAGAAGAAGCAACGCAAAGAAGCGAAAACGCGGCAACTAGCAGAGAAGCAAGACAAGAGGGAACATAAGGCGCGTGTTATCGCTGCCAAGCCGCTGCGCTGGTTTCTACTCAAGGTAGAGAAAGTCTGCCACTCATATATCAGAGAACGCGACAGGCTTGAGCCTTGTATTTCATGTGGGCGATGGTTCGATGGTAACTGGCATGCTGGACACTTCAATTCTGTTGGATCACATCCTGAGCTTCGCTTCCATGAGGACAACATTCATAAACAGTGTTTTCAGTGCAATGCGATGAAAGGGGGGAACCGGGCCGAATATGAGCCTCGTTTAATTGCAAAGATCGGTCAAGAAAAAGTCGACTGGCTCAATGGCCCACATCAAGCGGCCAATTACACACGAGAACAATTGCTAGAGCTTGAGGCTTACTACAAAACAAAATATAAGATTCTAATTGTAGAAAGAAAAAACACAGAATAAATGCGGTTTAAGGTGAAAATTTCAGGTAAATCACATGTTTCTTGACAGATTAAAATAAATAGCGTAAATATACAAATAAGACAGGGACTACTCCCATGCCTTCATCATTCATTTACAACCCTCTATGGGTGAAGGATAAAGCATGGCTACTCCCACAATTATTGTCAATCCAGTTAATCCCCTGAATCCTGCCCCGAACGGGTTCCGACCAGATCAGCGTATTTGGGTAGCTTCCGATCCTGGAACTTGCTTCTATGATGGCTTTGATACAGCCCTAGACACTACAGACCGATGGACAGCAGGCGGAACCTCCCCGACCATTACAAACGGTATTCTTACCGTATCCCCAAGCACTACAGCATTAGCGACTTCCAGTCTTACCTCTAAACCGACATTTCAACTTTTGGGCAATATGTTCGTAGATGCCCTATTTGTTGGCACGGTTGATGCCACAGCAAAGACAGGTAACTATAGATTCTTAGGTCTAGGTTCTCCTGCTGGCTCTCCTACTGTAGCAGCACCTATTACCAATGGTTGCGGTTTTGAATACCGTGATACAGACGGCGCTCTATCCTTTGTGATTTGGGCGGGTGGCGTAAGAACAGCAGCAACAGCAGCATCAAACCCTTCTGTAACTGCTGTACTGGCAACTATGGGTAATGGTGCACAACATAGATACAGTGTTTATTACAAAACATCAACGGTTTATTGGGAAATTGACAACGTAGTTGTTGCTTCCGCCGTAGAGCCAAGCCTACAAAATTCAAGCCTTAATGTCTTTGCCCTATCTGTCAATGGCGCGGCAACAGTAAGTCCTGCTGCAACGCTTACCTTCTCGTTTATTGGGGTGGGTGATACAGCAAGCAACGGGACTCAAATTAATGACGGTCAATTCCCGTGGCGCAAATCTCTAGTTTCTGCTGATGGCGCTCTCTCTGTTCAAATGGGCGGCAATAAGACCACCGCAGTAGCCGTTACTGCCAGTGCTAATGTGAAAGCAAGCTCCGGACGACTCGGGACGGTTCTAATCACAACCGCAGGAACTGCTGCTATAACATTCTATGACAATGCCGCTGGTGGTTCGACAGGAACAATCATAGGTATTACCCCCGCAGTAACAGTACAAGGACAAATATACACATTTAACCTACCCGCTGCTGTAGGCATTAGCGCCGTAGGTGGCGCAGGTAGTCCGGCTGTAACCATAGGCTGGCAATAAACACTAAATCCTAGTCAATAATTTATTTTAATCAAGTAAATACATTGAGTTATGGCTGCACCTATAGGAAATAAGAACGCAGCAGGACAACAAGACGCTGAACGACCGTTCAGGGACGCTCTGCGTCGAGCAATAACACAAGATGATGGCAAGCGTATCAGACAAGCTGCTGAGACATTGCTAGACAAAGCCTCAGAGGGCGAGGCATGGGCAATTAACATGCTTGCAGACCGAACAGACGGAAAGCCAAAGCAACAAACTGAGGTGAGCGGCCCTAATGGCGGTTCTATCCTGTTCTCACGTATTGAACTAGTCCCTTTAGATAAATGACATCAGTCCAAATAGCCATGCCTCAAAAGCTCATTCCTGTATTCGCAGGCGAGGCTGATGTACGTGGGGCATATGGTGGGCGGGGCAGCGCAAAGACTCGCTCGTTCGCTAAGATGGTGGCTGTTAAAGGCTATATATTCGGTAAGGGCGGCATATCAGGCCAACTCCTGTGCGCACGCCAGTACATGAACTCCCTAGATGAATCCTCCTTAGAAGAGTGTAAGCGTGCCATAGAGGAAGAGCCTTTCCTTGCTGACTACTATGACGTAGGCGACAAGTACATCAAGTCTAGGGATGGGCGGATTGTATTCACCTTTGCTGGGCTTGATCGGAACATCTCTAGTGTTAAGTCTAAGGGACGCATTCTCCTTTGTTGGGTTGATGAGGCCGATCCAGTTACAGACAATGCCTTCTCTATCCTAATCCCTACCTTGCGAGAGGAGGGCGACGATTGGAACGCAGAACTATGGGTGACGTGGAACCCGAAGAAGAAGACAGCAGCGGTAGAGACACGCTTCCGGGCTTCGGACGACCCACGTATCAAGATTGTTCAACTCAACTGGCGCGACAATCCAAAGTTTCCCGCCGTCCTAGAGCGTCAGAGACAGCGTGACCTTAAAGAACGCCCTGACGAATACGATCACATATGGGAAGGTGCTTATGGTTCTGTTCAAGGCTCAATCCTAGGTAAGTGGGTATCCAAGGCTTCGAGAGAAGGCAGAATCAATCCTAAAGTTAAGTTTGACCCATATGGCGCGCCGATTGAGGTTAGCTCAGACATCGGATTTAGAGACACTTCTTCGTGGTGGTACTGGCAGCGATGTGTTGGTGGGTATCGCGTGCTGAAGTATGACGGGGCATCCGGATTAGATGCTGACGACTGGATTCCACGGATACAGCAGATCATTACAGAGTACGGGTTTGGCAAGCTTGGTAAGGTATGGCTCCCTCATGACGCAAGGGCAAAGACCTTTCAATCCAAGCATACGAGCATGGAGAAATTCCTCCTAGCGTTTGGCTCTGACAAAGTAGGGGTTGTGCCTCAATCGAAGAAATTAGACCAGATTTCAGCCGCGAGAGCAGTAATTGAAAAATGTGAAATTAACTCTATCCATTGCGAGGAGGGTATCGACGGGCTTTCAGCATGGGAATTCATGTGGAACCCTGATACAGAAGCCTTCTCCCGAGAGCCTTTGCATAATTGGGCTTCGCACCCTGCGGACGGGTTCTGTTATGGCGCACAAGTCATGCAAGAGCAAGAGCCAGCAAAGGTAGAGATAAACTCTGACCCTATCGGCGTAACAGAATTGCCAGACGGATCATTCTCACTGAATGTCTCATTGAATGACCTATACGCCCAACAACATAGGCAGCACTCAAGAATATGAGCCAAGACAACGAAGAACAGCAAGAAGCCTCCGCTTATGAGGTAAGTGAGCTTATTGGGACAATCACCCAATACGAGCGCGAGTTCAAAAAGTGGGAGAGACGGTCAGAGAAGATCGTCAAACGCTATCGGGATGACGCTCGTTCGGATGGTCAGACGCAGAATGTAAGGTTTAACATTCTTTGGTCTAACGTACAAACGCTCATTCCCGCCACATTCTCTAGGCTTCCTCAACCAGATGTGTCTCGTCGGTTTCGGGACACTGACCCAGTGGGCAGAATCGCCGCATTACTGTTGGAACGTGCGCTAGAGTATGAAGTACAGCACTATCCTGATTACGCCGAATCAATGAAACAGGTGGTTCAGGATAGGTTCCTAGGTGGTCGCGGTACTTCATGGGTACGGTATGAGCCTCACTTCCGCGCAGCTAAGGAACTTCTTCCTCCTGATGGCCTTGAGGTTTCAGAGGACATCGACGAACCGATGGAGGAGCTTGATTACGAGTGTTCTCCTGTCGATTATGTCCATTACAAAGATTTCGGTCATTCTCCCGCTAGAACATGGGAAGAAGTTCCTATGGTATGGCGCATTGTCTATATGTACGAGGATGCGGTAGAGGATAGATTTGGGGAGGAAATCGCCAAGTCGCTTCCTTATGACGCGACCCCCGATAGGAAAGACAAGAATAACGGTGGCGAACATGCACCGAAACAAGCCAAGATTTACGAGATATGGGACAAGTCCAAGAAGAAGGCTGTGTGGCTGTCCCGTGGGCTGACAAAGATTCTTGATGAGCGTGACGACCCTTTAGGACTTTCTGAGTTTTTCCCATGTCCCAAACCTTTGTATGCAACTCTGACGAATGACACGCTAGTACCTGTCCCTGACTTTGTTCTCTACCAAGACCAAGCTGACGAACTTGATACTTTATCCAATACGATTGACGGGTTAATCCGTGCGCTGAAGATTCGGGGCGTATATGACGCATCCCAAACAGAACTTGGACGGCTATTCTCAGAAGCAGGGAATACGAACCTAATCCCGGTCAAGGCATGGAATGCGTTTGCTGAGAAGAACGGACTAAAGGGTGCAATTGATCTTGTTGATCTAGCCCCGATTGCTCAAGCCTTGCGTGAAGCTTACTCCGCGATGTCATCAATCAAAGAGTACGTCTATGAGATTATGGGCGTGGCTGATATTGTTAGAGGGCAATCGAATCCTAACGAGACGTTAGGCGCACAGCAGATAAAGCAGAATTTCGCCGGACTCCGATTGAAGGCTATGCAAGCCGATGTGGCAAAGTTTGCTGGCGACCTGTTGCAGATCAAAGGGCAGATTATCTGTGCGAAATACAGTCCTGAAACGATTGTCAAGATTAGTGCAGCAGATCAACTCTCTCAAGTAGACCAACAATTCATCCCTCAAGCTATCGAATTATTGATCGGTCAAGAGAGGATGCAGAATCCAGAGGCAACCGAAGGCCCGAACCCCCTTAGATCGTTCCGTATTGACGTAGAAGCCGACTCCCTCGTTCGGATGGATGAGGAGCAAGAAAAGTCGTCAAGAATGGAGTTCCTGAAGGCTGCTGGTTCCTTTATTAAGGATGCGCTCCCCGTTATTCAATCTGCTCCCCAGGCCGCGCCTTTATTGGTACAAATGCTCAAATTTGGTGTGACAGCATTCAAAGTGGGCAAAACTATTGAAGGTGACTTTGATCAAGCTCTGGATCAGTTGAAACAAGAGGCGAGTCAGCCCAAGCCTCCCGCTCCCAATCCAGAACAAATGAAGATGCAGCAAGAGGCGCAGGAACATCAGCAGGAAATGCAACAGCGTGACCGCGAACAGCAAATGCAAGGCATGCTAGAGAAACAACGCAACGAAATGGAGCATCAGCGCGAACAAGACAAGCAAAGTATGCAAATGGCGCTAGAACAACAAAAAATGAGCCACGATATGCGTCTGCAAGAAATGCAAGCAGCGTCTGACTCGCAAATCAAGTTCATTCTTGGGCATCTTGAACGAATAACCAAACTAGAAGTGGCAGAAATAAGCAAAGAAACCACACTGACATCGCAACAGATTAGTGCCGCACAGGCTGGCGAAGGTAACAACTATTGATATTTGTAGTTTAATAGGCTATGGTTATGGGAAAGTCATTAGCCGAGTTGTTAATTTTCCCAAATAATTAAGGAGTAAGAACATGGCTTTTCCAAAAGAACTATTACCAATGGGCGTGCCTCCCGGTCAAGCCCAAGCTATGGGCGGTCAATATGGCGCTTTGGCCGCATTGGGTAGCACACAAACCGATGCTGCATTGGTTGTATCCAGTCTCGGTGTCATCTCAGGTGCCGATGGCACAAAGGGGATTATCCTGCCTGCTGTAGAGCCAGGATCGACTTGTACCCTGTTTAACAACTCAGGTTCTACGCTGAAGGTCTATCCAAATACTGGCTCCGCGATTTGCGTCCCGGGTACTGGTCTTGGCTCTGCGAATGCTGCTTTCTCGCATCTGACCTATAAAAATGCTATTTATACCTGCATTACCTCAACGCAGTGGCTTGTAAATGTGAGCGCCTAAACATGGGCGATGGCGGCAAAGGAGATAAGCGCAGGCCGGGGGATGAAAAAGCCTTCGATGATGGCTTTGCGCGTATTTTTGGTGACAAGAAAGTAGAGCGGGGGCGGTTTATATGGGACAAAGAGGCTAAAACACTCGTCCCTATTGCTGAGTTTCGTCCTCCATCTCCGGTTTCCCCGTCAATCTTGCCAGACATTACCCCATACCAATCACAAGTAGATGGCTCAATGATTGAAGGTCGCAGACAGCATCGAGAGCATTTGAGAGAACATCGTTTAATAGAAATAGGGAACGAGACAAAACATCTCAAACCCTATGGAGAATACAAAACTGCACCTGGATTAAAGGAAACCCTTATCCGTGCAGTCCATGAAGCCCGCGACCGAGAAAGGAAATAAACCGTGTCAGACGAAAATCAGCAAACTACTTTGCGCGAAACTCTTGAGGCCGCTGTCGCAGAACATAGCGAGCCTATCGTATCTGAATCGGAGCCAGTCGAGCAGAAAACGGAACGAGTTAGGGATGACACGGGTAAATTTGCCTCAAAAGAGACAAAGAAGGTAGAGCTGCAGCCAGTTGAAGCGCCTACTGAACAGCCTGAAATCAAAGAATTCCAGCGCCCTTCCTCATGGAAAAAGGAAATGTGGCCGTTGTGGGACAAACTCACAACAGGCGCAGCCCTTAGCCCCCAAGAAGCTCGGCAACTCGCTGAATACAACGTAAGCCGAGAGCAACAGTTCGCCACGGGGGTTTCAACATACAAGAGTGAGGCTGACAGGCTCCGTCCGTTAGAGCAGGAATATACCCAAGCAAAACCATTGCTGGACGCTGTAGCCCCGTTTAAGGCTGATCTTGACCGATATGGACTTCAAGCGCCGCAGATGATTCAGGCGTTGCTTGCCGGACATCGGACATTATCCATCGGTTCGCCACAAGATAAACTAAACGCATTTGTTAAGTTCGCCAATGAATACGGGGTTCCGATTGAAGCGTTGTACGATCAAAACGCTCGGAATCAATTCTTTAACTCACGTCCAAATATTCCACAGCCAGCACAGGCCCCGCAACAACCACAAGATTACTACAAGATTGTCAATGAAGTTCTGACAACCAGAGAAGCAACGCAGACCATTTCACAAATGGAGCGTAACACAGAGAAGTATCCGTTTTTTCAGTATGTTCGACCAACAATGGCTCAACTCCTTGAGACTGGGGCGACCGCTGATCTTGACGAAGCGTATCAGATGGCTTTAGAAGCGCCCGAACATTCGCGTCTTACCTCGTTCATGCAACAACAGCAAGAGCAGGTTAATGAGCAGCGAAAACTCGAAGCGCAACAAAAGGTCGTTAAAGCCGCTCGTGCTAACACCGTATCCGTAAAGTCGGCAACACCGATGTCCGGGAGCGGGGATAGCAAACCAAGTGTGCGCGGTGCCCTAATGGAAGCCTTAGAGGCCCATAGGACAGGCGCAAAGGTCTAATCCTCAAGGAGATATATCATGGCATTTGCCAATAGTTCTATTAGTGACATCATTGCGACCACGATTCAAAGTCGCACAGGTGCGCTGGCAGATAACTTCACCAACAACAATGCTTTGGTGCAGCGTCTAAACCAGCGCGGTAACGTAAAACCATTTTCAGGCGGTAACGTCATCCTTCAAGAAATCGCATATAACGATTCCTCGACGGCTAACGTCAATTCCTATAGTGGTTACGAAACCATCAACATTCAACAAAACTCGCCTATCTCGGCGGCACAGTTCTCGATTTCTCAGTACGCTGCTGCTGTAACCATGAGCGGTCTGGAAATGCTGCAAAACTCAGGCGATGCTGCTTTTATCGACCTGATGGAAGGCCGTATCGAAGTCGCCGAAGGTCAGTTGCTGAACCGTATCGGTTCCGACATCTATGGTGACGGTACTGGTAACGGTGGTAAGAATATCACGGGCCTAGGTGCTGCGGTTCCGGACACTCCGACCACGGGTACTTACGGGGGTATTTCTCGCTCTGCCTTTAGCTTCTGGCAGTCGAAGAAGTATTCTGGCGTAACCAACGGCGGTGCTGCTGTCTCTGCTGCGAACATCATCCCCTACATGACCGCCCTTGCAATTCAGTTGGTACGCGGCACAGACAAGGCTGATACCATCGTTGCAGATAATACTTACTTCCAGTATTACGTTAATGCCCTGCAAGCCATTCAGCGCGTGCAAAGCGATGACGGCTCTACTACTGGGGGTGCTGGTTTCGCTAAGCTCAAGTTCTACGGTGGTGGTATGTCTGCTGATGTAATCCTTGACGGCGGCGTTTATACCGGCGGTGATTCGGTTGGTTCTTGGACAGGGGCTACTTCGTCCCACATGTGGTTCCTGGACACTAAATATCTGTTCCTGCGCCCACACAAGGATCGTAACTTCGTGCCAATTGGTGGCGAACGTCAATCTGTCAATCAAGACGCAGTAGTGAAGCTGATCGGGTGGGCAGGTAATCTGACTTGCTCTAATAGCTTCCTTCAGGGCGTCCTTGTGGCGTAAACAGGAGAAAACATCATGGCATATACAATCGAAGAAGCACGCATCGGGCTGCCGCCTATCACCAGCATTACCTCGGTGGCATCGGCTGGTCTTATTAATACTACCGGCGTACCTGTAGGTACTGTTGTCCGAGCCAAAGACCCAACTTATGGCGAAGGTGAGTTCATTTACCTTGCAGGCGCTACAAGTACGGTAGTTGGTAACTTGGTGACTTACAACTCATTGACCGGGGCAACCACGCTGACCCCTAACACTGCTAATCTGGCTCAACCTGTCGCTGTTGCAATGGCTGCTGTTACCACTGCAACGAGTCTTGGTTGGTATCAGATCGGTGGTTCTGCTGTCATCAAGAAAACCGCAGCGGCTGTTGCTCCTGCCGTAGCAGTATGGCTTACCTCTACCGCTGGCCGGGTTTCCTCGACCATCGCAACAGGTAAGCAAGTGCTTGGTGCGCGAACCGTCAATGCGGCTACTGTTGTAGCGGGTACTTCCACCATCACCGTAGTAATTGACCGTCCGCATCTGCAAGGTCAAATCATCTAAGTATTGGGGGCCGGGGAAACTCGGCCCTTCTTCTTTGGAGACAGAATATGTGGTTAATCCCCACTCGTAATCGTCCTGAAATGATGAGCAACCTCATCAGAGCAATGGAAGAGTGCGGAGAATTACCTGATGTCGCTGTAATGGTGGATGGAGAACCTTATGATATCGAATGGCCTGCTCATTGGCACATCTATCATTCTGAAGAACACCTAGAAATGCAAAAGTCGTTTAATCGACTATTTCAACTACATCCAAACGAAAAAACCTACGGAATTTTGACTGACCACTCTTATCCTGAGTCAAAAGGATGGTGGCATGAAATGGAAGAGTCCGCGGGTGATTGGAACGTATCATTCGCTAACGATAATCACAAACGATATAACCCACGGAACGGACATGAGCGGATAACTGTGTCGTGTTATGGTGGTGAGTTAATCCGAGAGTTAGGGTGGATATGGCCGGACTTTTGTATTCATCTTTGGGGCGACGATGCACTAGAAGACATCATTAATGACTTTGGACTCCTTAAACGTACTTCTGTGGAATTCAAAGACCTCCAAGCAGCCAAGGGGGAGATGAAAGCCGATAATAACCACCGTAGGTTGTACAAAGGGATTGATTACACAAACGGTGATTATTTAGGATACTTCGATTGGGTTGAGAATTCAAAACCTAACCTATATTCTCGTCTAGAGCAGAGAATCCCCAAAAGCGCGCGCGCGAAACAACAACGAAAAGTGACCATTTGCTGCGTTGAAGCAGGAAATTACCTAGGCAAGGGAAAAGAGTACGTCAACATCCTGTTCGATATGATTATCAGGAATATGCCATTAAACGTGAGATATTGACCTTGTATGTTTCACCGATGATCCTGACGGACTAGACATAAGCATAAAAACCAGACCTTTACCAACTCCCGGCCTGAATGGCTGGTGGAATAAGCTAGCTCTATTTAAACGCGACCTATTCCGCGAAGGTGAACAGGTTATATTCTTTGACTTAGATACCCTGATCGTTGGCGATTTGACTGAAATCGTGAATTATGACGGTGATTTTTGTGCTTTGCGCGACTTCTACCGAAAAGACGGTATAGGTTCTGGGTTGATATCCTGGAAGCCAGAGGCATGTTATGAAATATGGAATACTTGGAACGCAGCAGGATTCCCAGAAATTCCAGGTGGGGATCAGGC